GCTGCCNCCGCTTGTGTGGTGACCGAGGGCGAGGCGTGCCTGCCAGCGATTGAACTGGTCAAGAGCATGGGGTGCTGTGATTGTCTGCCCGCCGGGTTCACGCGGGACATGTGCAAAGACCTCCCCTAGTTTGCTTGAAGTAGTGCGTCGGCACTGTAGAGGCTCAGATGGGGCTTGAGTACCCTTCCAACGCTGCCGAATCTTTCCACGCCCCTGCCCGACCCGCCGGAAGAAGGATGAAGAAGAGACCCGGACCCAAGCACAAGCGACCGACCCCGCAGCGCGTTCTCTACACCCCAGACCGCTGCTGGCGGCACCGAGACTGCCCTCGAGACTGCCCCGACTGCCGCAAAGAGGCGCAGGAGGAGAAGAAGGTCTTCCACCTGTGGGACGCCCGCAGGGAGAAGCACGAGGGGGTGTGGTATGCCAAGTGTGCGGACCACGAGGCATGGGTCCCGCAAGGAGAGCCCTGCCCAGGCGAACGGCAGTCGCTGATCAAAACCATCAAGGTCTGGAACGGGATGGAGCGCAAGCGTGAAAGAGCGGCTCGACGAGATTAAGACCGCTTTCGACGGTCTCCAATTCCCCAACGATGCAGTCCGCAGCCTCGCCAATATGGCTGTGGAGAGGCTCGAAACAGCAGTCGAAGACAAGAAAACGAGGGCTGAAGAAGAGTGGTACGACCGCTGCATGAAGATCGCCATGTCGGCACCGTCCATCTCCCAGGGCGAGAGACACCAGAGAGTCGCTGCTCTGGCAGCGAGGCGCAGAAAACGGGGCACGGAGTGAAGCAAGACATCTTTGAAGAGATCGTCGAAGAGGCTGTGGCAGACGAACTGTCAGTCCTGTCAGATACCGAGTTCGACGAGCAGTACATCCTCCAACTGGCAGAGGACTTCGTCTTCTTCTGCGAGCAGGAGGTCAAGATCGTCGATGCAGACTCCAACGTCATCCCGTTTGTACTCAACCCGCCGCAAGTCCGAGCCACCAGGCACGCCCTGCGCGAGCTCCTCGCAGGCAGACCGCTGCTGATGGTCATCCTCAAACTGCGCCAGGAGGCCGGATTCTCCACCTGGGTTGCCGCTCTCCTGTCTTGGTTGACCATCTTCATGGACAACTACCGGGCCATGGTNATCAGNCACGATGACGACTCCACCGACACCCTGCTTGAGAAGTACACCTTCATGTACTCCAAGATGTCCCCGGACGTGCGCCCGGAGGTGGACCGCTCGGCCCGGAAGCTCGGAGTCCACTACAAGAACGGGTCCTTTGTCCGCATCGCAACCGCCGGCACCTCGGCAGTCGCCGCCAAGAAGGGGCGATCCAAGACCCTGCAAGCCGTCCACTTCTCGGAGGTGGCGTTCTACGCAGCCCCAAAGAAGCTGGTGACAGCTGTTAAATCGGCCATGGGTGCCCGCCTCGGACCCTGGCGCATCATCATCCTTGAATCCTCCCCCTGCGGCAAAGGCGGGTACTTCTACGACGAGTACATGCGTGCGAAGAACGGGGAGAGCGAGTTCAAGGCTTGGTTTGTGCCCTGGCATGCGGTGCCCAAGAACACCATCAAGCCGGCTCCGACAGTTCTGGGGCATTGGCGGAAGTGGCGCAAGCACGGCAGGGCTTCAGACAGGGAAGCCGGCGGGTTCCTTGAGGACAGCAGCAACCGGATCGAGACCTACGACCTGTCCTGCGGGCAATGGCTGTGGTGGTGCTACTGCTACCGGAACGTCTGCGACGGTGACGAAGAGCGCATGCTCCAAGAGTACCCCGACGACGATGTGTCCTGCTTCCTCGCCAGCGGGCGCCAGGTCTTCGCAGCCAAGTTCCTCGCAGCCCAGAACAAGCACCTGTTCCCATCGACCAGGTTCGACCTGTCCGACAAAGGACCGACCATCTTCAAGACCGAGACCGAGGTGGGGCAGTTTGAGGGTTGGCTCGATCCAGAAGAGGGCACCCGCTATATAATAACTGCGGACATCTGCGGCGGCGGGACCGGCGACGACTTCAGCGTCATCACCGCTTGGGCGCGGCGCGGCAGGGCGATCGAGCAATGCGCTGCCTACATCGGCAAGCCAGACCCAGATGAAGTGGGTGTCCTGATGGACATCCTGGGTCGCTTCTACAACAACGCCATCGTCTGCCCGGAGTCCAACACCTACGGCAAGACCACGCTCAAGGAACTCCGCAAACTCAGTTACCCCAACATCTACCGGGAACTGGAGTGGAGCCGCGCTGAAGGCAAGTTGATCAGGAACAAGCTGGGCTGGGAGACCACCGCAAAGACCCGTCCGATGCTGGTCTCGGCGGCCCGCAAAGCCCTGCGGTCGGACTCCACCTCGGTGATCATCCACGACGACAAGCTGGTGACGCAACTCTCCAACTTTGTCTGGGTGGATGGCATGCGGTGCGAGGCGCAGCCAGGCGAGAACGACGACTACGTCTTCTCCTTCATGATCGCATGCGCCCTGCACGATGAGCACTACGATCTGGACTTGCTCTACAACGACGAGAAGCCACGGGAGGAGGGTGCCCCTCCCAAGTGGAGCACGGTATCGGAATTGGTGGATGAAGACTCCGACGAGCACTCGGACGTGGAGTCAGAGTTGCTCGAGCTTGGGTTCTTTTCCTCACTCTGACGGCACCCTTTTGGAGTTAGAACATGGACCCTTTTCACATTGCCCTTGGCATTTGCGTTTTCCTTGTGTACGCTGCCGGGCGGAGAGCTCTCTCGACACAGGCTCGCCAGGCTGAAGCGGAACGTCGCGAATGGATTGAAGAAAGGGCAGGTCTCATGAAGCAGGTGGTCAAGGTTGCTCTGTCGAAGACGGTGGGCGAGTACATGTCTGCTGAGGACACGACACCTTGTCGGACCTGGGAAGGGGACGGTTTGCACCCGGACTTGGACCCGAATGACTTCCCAGAAGTCGTCGTTGAGCAGGGGTAACCGTGCCAAATCCACCCCCCCGTTATCCAACTCAAGCGGAACTGAATGCGATGACCCCGGAGGCGCGAAGGGCATCGCTTGCAATGATGCAACCGTCTTGGGTTCAGCCTGGTTCTCAAGTTCCTGCCGGCGGGCAGCCACCTCCCGGCTACTGGACGGGTGGGGTTGTGCAGGCTGGCGGCCCGAGCAGCGTTGGACGCATGAACCGGGGGAATCCTTGGGTTTCCACGCAGGGCGCGGGCGTCGTCCCTGGTAATTTTGGCAACCCTCGGGGTGTGACGTATACGGGACAGGCGGAGGGGCCGGAGGTTACGACACTGGGGGTTAGTTCCTTTCCTGCTGTAGGTTTCACCGGCAAAGGCTCGGAGTATATGGACAGTTCGGATTGGCATGATACCAGCCTTTCTCCGCCGGAGGGGCCGTCGCCGGAGGGGTACGGTTCTGGACTTGACCCTAGAGTCGCCGCTGGGCTGGCTCGCCGGCAAACCCCGTCGCCCGCCCCCGGACCCGCACCCGCCTCCGCACCGTCCATGATGTCTCGTCCAGTACCACTAGGCAAGCCTGTGGAGGGATACGGTGCCCGGACTGTTGGGCCTCAGTCTATGGAAAACCAGTCTGTTCCGGCACCAATGCCGCAGCAGCAAACCATGGCCGACCTGAAACCCACACCTACCACAGTCGCAGGTGCAGCAGCATCTGCCTCGCGCACCCTCTTGTCCAGGCGGAAAGGTGGAGCCGGCGGCAAAGGCAAGGCTGCCGTTGCCGGGCCGGCTGCCCACAAGGCCAGTCCTTCCTGGCGAGAGCGCATCATGCAGGCTGCCAGCCACGGTGATGTGTACATGCGGAAGATGCACGACGTCCTCATCCGGGCACGTCGGTCTGCCGCAGCCAACCGTGGACAGGGTCTCGCCCCCTTCGTCCCGGTGCGGGACTACAAGCACAACAAGATGATCTTGGTGGTGGACGACGGCACCGACTTCGTCTTCGACATGAACAGCCGCAAGGGTCAGGCGGAGTACAAGAAAGCCCTCGCCCAGGCTGGCTACTCAGGGCAGAAACTGTCCAAGTACGCTGATGCTGCTTCATCCGAGCTCGCCCACATCGCGACCTACGGGGAGAGCGAAGAGCAGACCAAGGCTGCCCGCCTTGAGGCAGAGCAGTCGATGCAGGCTGGCGTTGCCAACATCAATGACGAGGCAGACCTCAAGACCATGATGGCGCAACTGGCGGAGGTGAACTGATGGCATTGGTCAAGTATCGCCCTCCAGTCGAGACCCCGGACAGCAAGGATTGGAAGGACTACCTCGGAGATGGTCTTGAGATCGGCGGCATGGTCATCGGTGGTGTCATCGGCGGCATGGCCGGCAACGCACCAGGTGCCGTCGCAGGGGCTGGGCTCGGCCATAGCGCAGGTCAGATGGCGGCATCCTTCCTCGAGGATGACCCCACCAAGTCCAAGAAGGAACTCAGGCAGGGTGCCATCGGCCTGTTCAAGGGTGCGCCTGCGATGGTCGCAGCCTATGAAGGTGCCAAGGTGCCAGAACTGCCGGGCGAGGGTGGGTATACGTCCATATACGCCGACCCCAATGCCATGGCCGCCACGTCGCCCATNCAGAACCCGTTCGGCGGNCAACCGGCAAAGACNATGGGCATGACGCTCCAGGGGCAACCCAAACCTGTCGATGCAGCCTTTGCCGAACAGTTGGACTATTCCACCGACGAGCACTATGGGACGTGGAAGCCGATCAACAACTACTACGGTGGCGGCATGTCGCTTCGCGGCAGAGGGTTGGGTCTGTAGATGGCGATCCCACGCACCAAGGTTGACCGTGTTCGCCACGCCCGGCGATACAAGGACAAGAATCCCCAGCACGAGGTAGACCACTACTTCAACCGTGCCAAGGATGCCCGCTCTGCCACCACGGCAGACTGGGTCTTGAACAAAGCGTTCATCCGGGGCTACCAGTGGTTCTCCGCTGACCCGCAGAACAACGACATCCGGCGGGTGGCGAAGAAGAGTTGGCGCAAGCAGATCACCTGCAACATCATGCAACCCGTCGAGCGCACCGTCGTCGCCAAGCTCACCGCCCAGGAACCGCGCCCAGTCGTCACTCCCGCCACCAACACCGACAAGGATCGCTCTGTTGCTCGTGCGTGCGAGCGGATGATGACCTATCAGTGGCGCAAGCACGGCATGGACCGAGAGTATGTGTCTTGGTGCAGCGAACTGTGGTCTACCGGGCTGGCGTGGTGGAAGGTCAGTTGGAACCCGGAAGCTGGTCCCATCCGAGAGGTGGACCCGCTGATCGCTGACTCCCTCGGCCTGTCCAAGGCAGAGCGCAGCCGGCCCGAAGGCGAGTTGGAAGCCTTCTCGGTGTCACCGTTTGAGATTTTCGTCGATCCCGGTGCCAAGACCATGCGGGATGCCCGCTTCATCATCCANGCCCACACCATGTCGGTGGACGAGGTGTTTGAGCGATGGGGCGTTGAGATTCAAGGCGAGCGGGTCGCCGCCTTTGGACTCGAGTGGCTGTCGGTGCTGAACGAGGGTCGNGACCAGGTGGCAGACACGGTTCTGGTCAAGGAACTGTGGGAACTCGCCTCCAAAGAGCATCCGGGTGGCAGACGCATCGTCATCGCGGGCAGTGAGTTGCTGGAATACGAGGAACCCAACCCTAAGAAGGGTGAGGACGCCATCGAGTTCCCCTTCATCTACTGCAACTTCTACCCGGACACCGAGAGCTTCATCGGCCTGACCCCGGTCTCGCAGGCGCGGGACATGCAGATGGCGACCAATCAGGTCTACTCGCTCATCATCGAGCAGATGCACCTGGCCGCCCACGGCAAATGGTTGATCCCCAAGGGGTCGCAGGTGACGCGCATCACCTCCGCTCCTGGCGAGAAGATCGAGTACAACCCGACCCACGGTCCACCGCACTGGATTCGGGGAGACCCGGTCAGCAACAACATGATGCAGCTTGGCGAGTATTTCCGCGCCGGCATCATGAACACCTTGGGCGTGCAGGACCCCTCCCTTGGCCTGTCTGAGGGTGCCTCCCAGTCCGGTCGATCCATCCTCTTCGCCGCAGAGCAGGACAATACGAAACTGGGTCCCACTTTGAAGTGCATCCGCCAAGCCCTCAAGGAACTGGGTCGGATGATGCTGGAGACCTGGAAGAAGAACGCTGACTTCCCGCTGACCTACCGCATCATGGGTGAGAACGCCATGCATGAGGCGCAAGCGTTGGACGCCAACGAGATCAACTACGAAGATGTGGAGTTCCACATCGAGTCCTCGCTGCCCGCCAACCGCGAGGGTCGCCGCCAGACCATCATTGAGATGGCGCAGATCGGGCTCATCAATCAGGAGAAAGCCCTCAAGCTCCTTGAGTTCGGTGATGTTGGCGAACTGCTCGGCGGCACCGACCGCGACCAAGAGCGTGCCCGTCACGAGAACGACCTGTTGTTCCAGGGTGAGCAGGCTCATGTGTTCCCGCACGAGGCGCACGACGAGCACCTTGAGATCCACTTGGATGCGATGAAGGAAGACCGCTGGTACAAGGCGGGACCCAATGTCCAGCAGGCATTCCTCATGCATGTCCAAGCCCACGGTCAGATGATGCAAGGGCCGGTCGAGGACCCGGACGCAGGGGCACCGCCCCCGCCCGGTGGACCTCCGCCGCCCGACGAAGGATTTGGCGTTCCCCCGCAGATGCCTGGCGTGGAACCGAACGTGCCAGAAACGCAGGCTCTCGAGATTATCGGGGGACCCGTATAACGGTTGGTCGCGTTACGACCGGGAGGCATGATGAGCAAGGGAAGAGACACAAGTTGGGGGACAGCAGACGACTTCGATGCCGCCATGACGTCCAGTATGGGCGCAGCGGATGAGACCTCGCCACAGACCGAAGATTCCGTTCCTGCGGATGATGCGGCTGCCGACGACGCGGGCACGTCAAGCCCGGACGAGGAAGTAGAAGTAGAAACTGCTGCCGCAGAACCGGAGAATCCTTTCGAGGAGTCGGCGGCGGAGCNNGTCGAGAAAGCGGTTGAAGATGACCGTCCCGTGCAGAATCTGAAGGCTGAGTTCGATCGCAAGATGACGAACATGCAGTCCCAGTTCGACACGGTGCTCAGTCAGAATCAGCAGTTGACTGGTGTGATTGGGGACCTTCGCCAGATGCTCTTGGAGCGTCAGCAGGCNCCGGCAGCCCCGGCACCCAAGACGGACCCATACGCCGCGCTCGACGAGGATGACCCCGACTACGACGTGAAGCGATTGCAGATCGACCTCAGTGAAACGCGCCGCGAACTCCTCGACATGAGGACCAAACGGCAGCAGGAGGTTGAGAACCAGTCGCGGACCCAGCAGGTGCAGCAGTACCAGCGTTGGGTCCAAGACACGCTCGTGAACTACGTCGATGCCGCAGTCACGGGGACTGCGTTCAGCGACAACCGCGAGGTCAAGGCCCGATTGTGGGAAGCCGGCTATACCCAACTGGGTGTGATCGGCGGCGACCAGCGGCGCATCAACGAGGTGGAGGCTGCCATCCAGGCTGCCAGGAACACCTTCGACTCTATCCGCAAGAGCGCCCAGGAAGGCGCGGTGCGGAAGGTCAAGACCAAACCGTCAGGGCGAGCTCCGATCCGGTCCCGTGGGGCTAGTTCGGCAGTCGCGGGCAAGAAGCCCTCGACAAACCCTGCCAAAATGAACGACAGAGACTTCGCCAAAGCGGTGGACAACTGGTTGGAAACCAACCTCGGTTGAAGTCGGGAGATTGAGATATGGCTACCACTTCAGGTGTCAGTAAGGGCACAGGAATCACCAACTATCAGGACCTCGACGGTCTGCTGAAGGACTTCTACGGTCCCCGCATTGTCGAGCAACTGAACAACCGCAACTGGGCGCTAGACCGTCTGGAGCAGCGCAAGGACATGAAGTGGAGTGGTCGCAAGATCATGTTCCCCATCCATACCAAGCGCAACACGGGTGTTGGCTTCCGTGGTGAGACCGGCACCCTGCCGCTCGCTGGTGGACAGAACTACGCCCAGGCTGAAGTCACCGACGTGCTGTTCTACGGCACGATCCAACTGACTGGCCTCGCCATGGACTCGGTCCTCGATGACAAGGGTGGCTTCCGCCGTGCCTTGGAGTCGGAGATGAAGGGTCTGGTGACGGACGCACGCGACCACATGGGCGTGCAGATCTGGAGCAAGCC